CACTGGTTAGAAGAAGATGATTTCCGTAAGAATGGTGGAGTGATGAACCACGAAACTGTGGAATCAATCAGCAAGCGTCGTAAGCCATTTACTGTAGATTACACAGGTTTTGGATGGGTTCTGATTAAAAAGGGAGTATTTGAGAATCTTGAGTATCCTTGGTTTGCACCTAAGATGCAAGTCTTTGAATCTGGTAATGTTCAAGATATGTGTGGAGAAGATGTTTCATTCTGTCTTGATGCAAAAGATCAAGGTTTTGAGATCTGGTGCGATCCTCGTATTAGAGTTGGACATGAAAAAACTCGCATTATCTAATGGAAAAACATTACAATCTTTTGTATAAAGGTCGTAAAATTTATAATGATCTCACTATAGAAGACTGTAGTGAGATCTTACAAGACTTCTCAGAGCGTTTTTACTCGGGAGAAGATATTGATCCTAATGAAATTGAAATGGAGGAAATTTAAATGGCAAAAGGTGGATCGAATAAAGTTCTTTTTGAACCTGGAGCACCAAAGAAAACACGTCAAGGACGTTCTCCTCGTACATTACTCAGTGCAACCTCTCGTAATGGGCGTAAAAAGAAATATCGAGGGCAAGGTAAATAAAAATAATTGAGTGCTTAAATAGAATTAGGCACTCTTTTTTTATGTTTTCAGAAAAAGAAATTCATGTTTTAAATTGGATCAAAGAAGTATCTAAGGTTAGACCAGAGTTAAATGGTTTTGCAATCTGTCCCTTTGCAGCAAAATCAAAATTTAAGATAGTTGAGTGCTCCGTGGAGGACATTCAACCAATTGATGGGTATCAAGTCATCATTTTTATTGTAGAAGACTATCTAGACCTCGATGCTATCAATTTTTGGGTTAATTTTCATAACTCAAATTATCAAAATTGGAAATTTTTTGAAGATTGTGGTTCATATGATACATTCATTAATGGAATTCAAACAAACAACGGAAAGTATAACTTAATTCTAGCTCAACCAAATGATAAATTGCGTAAATTTCGTGAAAATTTAGCAAAAACATCCTATTATGATCTATGGGATGAAGAATATTTAAAAGAAATCCTAGAAGATGACTATGATTTAGTTGAAACACGGGATAGCAACCCCGTAAAAAGTTCTGATTTAACAGATCAGGAGCAAAAAAATGACCAAACAAGTCGATAAAGACGAAAATTTTATGAGAAATGAGTGGGGAACTCAGTATTTGTCATCCGAGTATGGTTGGGAAGGTCAAATTGAGAAGCAAAAAATGCTTCGTGAGATTGCAAATGACGATTTAACCCCAAAGAAACATGATTTTTTCCATCAAAATGAAATTCATTCAAAAATTCGTAATGATGAAGACTATGATGATTGGGAATATGGCACAGAACCTCTCTATGAGTCTAATAAATAAGATAGAATTATAATATTAAATGCCCCTAGAGCGAGTAAGCCAAGGATTTAAAGATATTAGTATGTCTTTTCAGGTCAATCCCCTGAGCCAAGACCTTATTGCCTTGAAAAATGAATCTGCAATTTCTCGCTCTATTAGAAATATTGTTTATACTTTGCCTGGAGAGAAATTTTTTAATCCAAATTTTGGTTCTGGAGTTTCCAGAGTCATTTTTGAAAATATCGATGATACAAATGCTTTGTTTTTAAAGGACGAGATTGAAAATTCTATACGTAACTTTGAACCAAGAGTTGAGTTACTTAATGTGCAAGTTTCTTCCGACTTTGAAAATAATGGATTTGACGTAACTATACAATATAAAGTTATTGGATCGGAAGTAAATGCTCAGCAATTAGAATTTGTACTGCAACCAAGTAGATAAATGCCACTATTAAACTTTACTGGTCTTGATTTTGACCAGATTAAATCAAGTATTAGAGATTATCTGAAGGCAAACTCTAATTTTACAGATTACGATTTTGAAGGATCTAATCTTTCAACAATTCTTGATGTTTTGGCATATAATACTTATATAACTTCATATAATGCTAATATGGTATCTAATGAAGTTTTTATTGATAGCGCAACTTTAAGAGAAAATGTAGTTGCACTAGCAAGAAATATTGGATATACACCAAGATCTAAAAAAGCAGCAAGAGCGAGCGTTAGTTTCTTTGTAGATACAAATAATATAACTCCAGTACCAGCATCGTTGACTTTAAGAAAAGGAGTTGTTGCATCAACAACAGGATCTTTTGGAAATAATTCATACGTATTCTCAATATTAGATGATATAACAGTTCCGGTCGTCGATAATATAGCATCATTTAACAGTATTTCTGTTTATGAGGGAGTTTTATTAAGTTCTTCTTTCACATATTCTGATAGGACCCCAAATCAAAGATTTATACTTCCAAATTCTGGAATAGATACTGATTTAATATCAGTAATAGTTAAGGATAATTCTCAATCATCAGTATCTACAAAATACAATTTCCAAGATAATCTTTTTGAAGTTTTACCAGATTCCAAGGTTTATTTTCTTCAAGAAATAGAGGATGAAAGATACGAACTTATTTTTGGTGATGGAATATTTGGGCAAAAATTAAAAGATGGAAATATTATTGATGTAAATTATATTTTTACTAATGGTGATAGTGGAAATGGAATAACAAACTTTAGTTTTAGTGGAAGATTGACTTATACTAGAAATGGGGTAGAGTATCCCGTTTCTTCTGGAATATCCTTATTATCTACAGATCTTTCTTCTTCTGGCGGAGAAAATATAGAATCGGTAGATTCCATCAAAAAGTATGCACCAAGGATATACGCATCACAAAACAGAGCTCTTACCGTGAATGATTATGAGACATTAATTCCTAATAGAATATATCCAGAAACAGAATCAATTTCAGTTTTTGGGGGAGAAGATTTGATTCCTCCACAATATGGAAAAGTTTTTATTAGTATTAAACCAAGGTCTGGCGACTTTTTACCAAATTTAATAAAAGACAATATTAAATTAAAGCTTAAAAAATATGCTGTTGCCGGAATAGTTCCGGAAATTTTAGACCTAAAATATCTTTTTATAGAAATAAACTCTAAAGTATATTACAATACAAATTTAGCACCAAGTTCGGAATACGTTTCCAACATAGTACTAACTAATGCGTCGAAGTATTCAGAATCTTCAGAACTTAATAAGTACGGCGCAAGATTTAAGTATAGTAAGTTTTTAAAGATAATAGATGATAGTCATGAATCGATTACATCCAATATAACAACAATATCGATAAGAAGGGATTTGAGATTATCGTTAAATACTTTAGCAGAGTATCAAATTGGTTTTGGTAATAAATTTCATGTGAAAAATTTGAACGGATACAATATCAAATCAACTGCTTTTAGGGTTTCTGGAATTCAACAAGATGTTTACTTGTCAGATATTCCAGATATTGGTGGAAATAACGGATCTATTTTTATTTTTACATTACCATCAGCAAGTTCCCAAAGTCCAACAGTTCTAAGAAGAAACGTTGGTAGAATTGATTATGTAAACGGAATTATAACATTAAATCCAATTAACATTACTTCAGGAAAAATAAAAGATGGTCAATCAATTATAGAAATTTCTGCAACCCCACAATCTAATGATGTAATAGGATTACAGGATCTTTATTTGCAACTAGATATTAGTAATAGTGTATTTGAAATGGTCACAGATGAAATATCATCTGGATTGGACCCATCAGCATCAAACTACATAGTCAGTTCAAGTTACAGTAACGGGAATTTAGTAAGATCGTAATAAAATGACAGAAAGAAAAATTCAGTTCAATAAAATTGTTGCAAACCAACTTCCTTCATATGTAAGGGAGGAATTTCCATTAGTCTCTGAGTTCTTATCTCAGTATTACATTGGGCAAGAATTTCAGGGAGCTCCTGCGGACTTAATTCAGAACATTGACAGTTATATAAAATTAGATGTTCTGGGAAATTTATATGAAACAACTGAATTGTCATCAAATATTGACGAATTTGCTACGAGTATTCCAGTAGAAAATACTGAAGGATTTCCTGATAATTGGGGTCTAATCAAAATAGGTAACGAAATTATTACCTATGAAAGTAAGACTAATGTTTCTTTTGAGGATTGTAAAAGAGGATTTAGTGGAGTAACATCATATAGAAATCCAAATAATCCAGAAGAATTAGTTTTCTCCACATCTTCAGCAGAATCGCATTCTAGCAATTCTACTGTAGAGAATCTTAGTATATTATTTTTAAAAGAGTTTTTACTTAAAGTTAAAAAACAATTTTTACCTGGATTTGAGGAAAGAGAACTTGCTAATGTAACTAAGCAAGGTATTAATTATAAATTAAAAGAAGGTTCATTCATTAAACAATCTAAAGATTTTTATTCATCAAAGGGAACTGATCAGTCATTTAAAATTCTTTTTGGTGCTTTATATGGAAAAGGTGTTGATATTATAAAACCAAAAGAGTATCTTTTTAGACCCTCTGATGCTGGTTACAGAATAACCAAAAATTTAGTTATAGAAAGTATATCGGGAAATCCATTTGATTTAGAAAATTTAACTTTAAAACAAGATGAATATGGAGATATTCCTAAAGCATATGCACCAGTAACTAAAATAGAAAAAGTCTATGCGGGTGTAAGTACAAATAATTACTACACGATTAGTTTAGATGCTGATTATGATAGGGATATAAGGGTTAGGGGGGCAATATATGGAGAATTTTCAATTCACCCCAAAACTATACTGATAGGGAGTGTTGGATTTGGTGCAACGGTATTTGATGTTGATTCAACAGTAGGTTTTCCTCAAAGTGGAAATCTTTCAGTAATTTATAATGATGGTACTACAGGATCTATAAATTATGAATCGAAATCTGTAAATCAATTTTATGGTATTAAAACTGTAGAAAAAACCATTTTGGATGGATCTACAATAGATCTCAATACTTATGCGTATGGTGAGGTAAATCCAGGAACTGCCACATCTAGTAGAATTAAAGTCAAGGTTCGTTCGGTATTAGAGAACTTAATATTGAATCAAGACAATTATTACTATACAAAGGGTGATAAGATTAAAATAGAAACTCTTGGTACAAACTCCAAAGATATTGTATCTGAGAATTTATTTTTTAATACATCAAATAACTTTGATGTATTAAGTATTGAGTTAATTGCATCAAATAAGTATAAAGTTTCTCTATATGAAAGTCACTTTTTAAAAATTGGAGATAGTATAAACATCTCAAATAATTTTGATCTTACAAATTCATATATTGTCTCCAGCATACTGAGCGAAAAATCTTTCGTATGTGAAGGACCTGTTTTTTCTGACCTTAATAGTACCTTTACAGTAAGCAGAAATCTATTAAAAGCATCATCACCTATCTACAATATAAGTGACTTTACTGCTAATGTTCAAAATGTTTATAAAAATGGAAAGAGTTCGATAATTGCATCTCCTTCTTTGCCATATTACAATCAACAACAATTAAATCCAAGAAAATTATCATACAATTTATCTGGGACTTTTGTTGGTGACACATTTACTGTAATAGTAGGTTTTGATCATGGATTATATACTGGTGATAAGATATATTACACTCCGGAAAAAATAATTTCAAGCACTCCTGGAGAGGATGGAAATTCGATTGTAACAGAGTCTATTCAAAGTTCTCTTTTTGATGAAGGAATATATTTTATAAAAAGAGTTGATGCCAATAGAATTAAATTATCTAGAAGTCAATCTGACATTTTTAATCAAATATTCTTAACAATTTCCGAAGAAAAAACTGTTAGCAATAATAAAATAGAGTTATACGAATTCAGAGATAAAGATATTTCCTCTCAAAAATTATTGAGAGAAATATCTGATCCTGTCGAAGATGGGATTATTTACAAAACTGAACCAGGATCTGTAGGCATTCTAATTAATGGAACTGAAATATTAAATTATAAATCAACAGATACTGTTTTTTATGGTGAAATTGAAAGTATAAATGTTAACGCTTCTGGAGATGGATATGATGTAATTAATCCTCCGGTATTGAATATTCAAGACTCTGTAGGAACTGGAGCAACAGGATATTGTTCAGTAATAGGAAGTTTACAAGAGATAAGAATTATTGATCCCGGTTTTGATTATTTAGAAGCTCCTATGATTAATATCACAGGAGGAAATGGATATGGCGCAGAGGCAAAGGCAAATTTAAAATCAATAACCCATCAAACTTCTTTTAGTTCTGAAGAAAAATCAGATTTATTAGAATTTGGTTCTCTATCTTCTATAGGATTTGGAACATATCATAAATTTAGGCAAGGTGAAAGAGTAATATACAAAACTTTTAATCAAAAAGGAATAGGAGGTATTGCAACGGATTCCTCTTATTATATTTCAGTAATAAACGAATATGAAGTAAGATTACACCAAAATTATAGCGATTCTATCTTGGGTATTAACACTGTAACTTTGACCAGTTATGGTACAGGTAATCACGCTCTACAATCTTATGACCAAAAATTAATAGTCGGTTCTGTAGTTGTATCCAACTCAGGATCAAACTATGAAAATAAAAAACGTACATGTTTGCCTGTAGGTGTCAATACATCATCAAATTCTATAAACATCAAAAATCATAATTATAAGTCTGGTGAAATTATTAAATATGTTTCTGAGGGAACAGCAATTAGTGGACTTACTAGTCAAGAAACATATTATGTAACTTATGTCGATCAAGATAATTTTAAATTATCTAGAGTTGGAATTACTACAAATACTCAAGATTTTTACTTCAAAACTAATCAATATATTAACTTTGAATCTACTGGTGTTGGTAGACATATCTTCAACTATCCAGAAATAAATGTAGAGATTGTTGGTAGAGTAGGAATTTCTTCAATTGGATCTGATACTTTTGCTGCTAAAATACAACCTGTTTTTAGAGGAGAAATATCTTCAATACATTTAACAGAAAATGGTGTTGGATATGGTTCCTCGGAGATTATCAATTATAGAAGAGACCCACTATTTAATCTTTATAGTGGGTCTGGAGCAGAACTAACTCCAATTATTAATAATGGATCTATTGTAGAAGTTTTAGTTAATAAGAAAGGAACTTTATATAATTCTCCACCAGATCTCATTATTAATGGAGATGGATTTGGCGCAAGATTAACTCCAATAATTGTTAATGGGCAAATAGAATCTGTTAAAATTTTAGAGGGTGGAATAGGATATGGTAGAGATAATACAAGTATTGATATTATTTCTTCTGGATCTGGTGCTAATTTTTCATCCAATATTAAAAGATGGACAATTAATCTTTTCCAAAAATATTACAACAATATCAGTGACGATGATGGATTCTTGATTGATGGTATTAATGAGAAATTCGGTTTACAATATGTTCATCTATATGCGCCAAGAAATCTCAGAAAATTAATTTATTCGAGAGATCAAGATTCAAAAGTTTTATATGGAAAAACTGATTTAAAAGTTGTAAATGGTGTAGAAGAAAATTCAACAGATCACTCACCAATAATAGGATGGGCTTATGATGGAAATCCAATTTATGGTCCTTATGGATATATTAAAAAGTCTGGTGGAATAGTATCTCAAATGAAGTCTGGATATTCATTATCCATCAAACAAAATAGACCATCTTTAAGTGCGTTTCCTGCTGGATTTTTTGCAGAAGACTATTCATATTTCAGTTCAGATGACGAAACTGTTCTTGATGAGAAAAATGGAAGATTTTGTGTAACACCAGAGTACCCAAATGGCACTTACGCTTACTTTGCAACTCTAAATTTAACTGCAGACTCTGCGGGGACCTTTACAAACTTTAAGAGACCACAGTTTCCATACTTAGTTGGAGATAACTATAAATCCAAACCAAATACATTTAACTTCCAAAAATCGTCAAATCAAGATGGAATTGATTTAAATGAGTCTGGTTGGTTTAGAAATACATATCCATACAAATTAGATTCCGAAAATAGTAACTATAATTACATTACTTTTTCAAATAAAATAAAAGAGCAAATTTCAGAAGTATCGTATTCTGTAAACGGTTCTGTGCAAAATATTGGTATTGAAACTGGTGGATCGAATTATAAAGTTGGTGATAGAATAGTATTTGATGAACTCGAAAGTGGAGGTTATGGTGCATCTGCGGAAGTTTCTAGAATTAGTGGAAAAAGTGTTAATCAGGTCTCAATATCAACAAGTAAAGTATCTGATTTTGAATTTTATCCAGACGGCAATTTAGGATTATTTGTTGGATATTCTCAAAGTCCACATAATTTTAATAATTCTGATATTGTAACAGTATCTGGTATAAACACCACATCTTCTTTTATTGAGGGCGTTTATAGAATAGGTGTTACAAGCAACACATATTCACTTAAGAGTTCTATTAATAACGTCACTTCTACGGGTATTGTTACATACTTTGCAATTAATGCAAACTTTAATAATTTAAGTATAAGAGAGAATGATATTCTAACAGTAGGTCAAGAAAAAGTTAAAGTTTTAAATGTCGATAGTCTTTCTTCTAGGATAAGAGTTCTAAGAGCAATTGATTCGACTGTTGGAACTTCCCATTCTTCCACCTCAGTTTTATATGAAAATCCAAGAAAACTATCAATAAATGTTGGATATAAAACCACTTATGAATATAGAAGAAATAAAGAAATTTATTTCTCACCATCAGAATCTTTAGCACTTGGAACCGTTTCTGGAGTTGGTATAGGAACAACTATTGGATTTTCAAATCCAGGAGCAGGTATTACACAAATCTTTATACCAACCAAAACAATATATCTAAAGGATCATGGATTTGAAACTGGTGACGCAGTTACATATTTGACAAATAGTGGAAGTCCATTTTCGGCATCTATAGACGGAATTTCTACCTCGCTTACAATATCAAATAATTATGAATTTTATATCGCAAAGATATCAAACGATCTGATTGGTTTATCAACTGTAAAAGTTGGTTTGGGTTCAACAGGAACATTTGTTGGTATTGCAAATACCACTATAAATTCATCAACTCTTTATTTTACTGGCATTGGCACAGGTGTTTATCATAGCTTTAAAACTAACTATGATTCTATAATTACGGGAAATATATCAAAAAATACTGTAACAGTTTCTGTTGCAGAAACTCATGGTCTTTTAAATGGGGATGATGTATTTGTTAATGTAAGTCCATCAATTTCTACATCAATAGTTGTAAAATATAATGATTATAATAGAAGAGTATTAATAAATCCAAAAGAATTTAGTTCAGTCGGTATTAATACTATCGCTAGTAGCATTTTTATAGAAAATCACGGATTTAAAACAGGTGATAAGGTAATTTATATTTCTACATCTCCATCATCTCCATCTTTTGGTCCAGAAAACAACAAAATTTATTACGTATATTCTATCGACCAGAATAATATTAAATTAACAAATAGTTATTATGAATCTCAACAAAGCAAACCAAATACTGTAGGAATTACTAGTGCGATTAGCGGATCAATTTGCCCAATTAACCCATTGGTTAAAGTTTATAGAGACTCTATAGTAATTTTTGATTTATCAGATACATCTTTATCACATTTACAAAACACAAATCTCTATCCATCATTTAATTTAGAGTTTTACATAGACTCCAACTTTACGCAAAAGTATGAAAGTAATGGTAAGAGTAATATTTTTGATATTACTAAAGAAGGAATTGTTGGTATTACCACAGATGCTAAGACAGTACTAAAGGTTAATGAATATACACCAGAAGTTCTATACTATAAGTTAGTTCCAATAAACACAAACTCAATTCCAGAATCTAAATTGGGGATTGTCATCGATGATGAGGTTTTGGGATATAATAAAGTGGATGTTGGTTTAAGTGCATATAGTGGGGCATATAAAGTAACAGTCTCAACTGCATCAACATTTACATACCAAATTTCAAATTATCCAGAGTCAAACTCATATACATCAAATCAATCTTTATTATCATATGATACCAGTTCCAAGAGTGCATTTGGTGCAATATCAGAAATAAACCTAATATCTGAGGGTAAAAATTATTCTTCACTACCCATAGTTTCAAATATAGTATCAGAATATGGTAAAAATGCAGTTTTAAACCCAGGAACAAATACTATTGGAAAAATTAAAACTACTATTATAAATGATATTGGATTTGATTATCCATCAGATTTTACTTTAAGGCCAACTGCCAAATTACCACAGATATTAAAAATTAATCCATTCACGTCATTTGATTATATTGGAATATCTTCTTTTGGATATGGATATTCCACTCCTCCTAAGTTAATTGTTATTGATGGATTAACCAAAAAACTGGTTTCAGATGTAGATTTGAAGTTTGACTTTGTAAGTGGTAAAGTAGAGATTCTTAAAAATACTTTTGGAATTTCAAGAACTACCCCATCAATATTGCCTATTCATAATTCAAATGGAGTTGGAATTTCCAGCATTTCTTATAATTCTTCGACAAATGATGTAACTGTCATTCTTTCAGTTGGTTTTAGTACGGGAAATACTTTTCCATTTACTGTAAATGATAAGGTATTAATAGAAAATATTAGTGTAGGAATTGCTTCAACTGCAAAGGGATATAATTCATCAGATTATAATTATAATCTGTTTACTATTAAGGCAGTATCGCCAAATTATGGTGGTATTGGTATAGTAACATATAGTTTAGATGGTATTTTAAAACAAGATGAATATCCAGGAGTTTTTGATACAGTAAATTCTTCAGGGAGAATTATTCCTGAAAAATATTTCCCACAATTTAATCCTGTTTTAAAAAATAATGATTTTAAAAAGGGTGAAGTTGTAACCGACGGAAATTCTTTTGGTATAGTCGGGAGTTGGGACAATAAAAATTTATTGTTAAAGGTAGAAAGTACAAAAGAATTTGTTGTTGGTAATTCTATTGAAGGTGTTTCTTCCAATACAAAAGGAATTATATCAAAAAATACCAGTTTTGATTGTAATTATAAACTCAATTATTTTTCAGTTGTAAAAAATGGATGGGATTTTAATTATGGATTTTTAAATGACCAAATTCAGAGAATGCCCGATAATAACTATTATCAGAATTTCTCTTATTCCATTAAATCACAAATTCCATATGAAACTTGGAATGATGCAGTCAGTACTTTAAATCATACGGCAGGATTTAAAAAGTTTGGAGATTATCAGTTAGAATCCGCTCTTTTATATAATGAAAATTTTGTAGAAAAAAATAGCAATATCAATAGTCTAGAGGTAAAAACAAGAAATTCTAATGTAGATGTTGTTACAGATATTATTGGAGTTGTTGATTTAAATTGTGTTTATGATTTTGATTTAGTAAGAGAAAATTCACTTAGAATTGGGTCTAGTATATATTCGGATGAAATAATTTTTAATAGTAGAATTTTAACCGATTACTCTGAATCCGTAGGAAATCGTGTCTTAGTATTTGATGATATAAGTAATCAATTTAATAGTTTTCCAAGACCAACCAAATATTCAGAAGCACATAGATTTAATCTATCAGATGCAAGATCTCAAAAATATATTACTTACGTTAATGATAGGAGATATACTAATGAAAGACAGTTATTGATTGTCACATTATTGTATGATAATGAGGGAAGATCATATATTAGTCAATATGGTAGAGCAGAATCTGTAGCAGATCTTGGTAGTTTTGATTTCATAATCGATGGTTCTGAAGGTGTTCTTCAATTTTATCCAAACAAATATGAGATAAATGACTATGATGTAACTTCTTTAGCATATGATCTGAAATCAACGTTCAATGGTATTGGAAGCACTTCTATAGGCGAATTTGTAAGCATTGCATCTTCGAGTGTGATTGTTCCTATTGGCACCTCAACTCAAATAGTTGGAATTGCCACAACTTTATGCTCATCTGCAAAGATTTTAGTTCAAATATCAGATAATAATGGAAAATATCAATTTGATGAATTGAATATAGTTCATGATGGAAATGAAATTCAGATGCTTAATTATGGAACACTTAGTAATGAATCTCAAAATTCTTTTGGAAATTTGGGTTTAGGTTCTTACTATCCATATTTTTCTGGATCTCATTTAAAACTAAATTTTGTACCAAATTCTGGGATAGGCGCAACAGTCAATACTTTTGGAGTATTTTTCACATACCCAGGATCCACGGGTATTGGAACTTTTGATATGAAACATGCTAGAATTGAATCTCGTTCTGTTTCTATTGCATCTTCTACATCGCCGGTTTCGGTTGTTATTGGAGAAATTCCAGAACCGTATCAATCCGCATATTTTATATTACAAGTATCAGATTTAACAAATAATAGATATCAAATTTCAGAAGTTGTTGAAGTTGATGATGACACTAATGCATATGCTGTAGAATTTGCAAACTTAGAAACGTTTAATTCTCTTGGATCTGTTGGAATAGCTACATCCTCAAATTCTTTAGCACAACTTACATTTACTCCAATATCAGGTATTGATGTTGAAGTAAAAACATATATGAATGCACTTAGATATGAAGATGATGATAAAACCCTTGATTATTTTGATATGGGCGCTACAGCATTAGAAACTAATTTTGGAACATATGATGGAACTGATAGGGATATAAAAAGAGCATTTAATCTAACTCACAAATCTAATCCAGTATTCCAAAGATATTTCTTAGGTTCAAGTTCTAATATTGTTAATGTTTCCGAGAACACTATCACAATACCTAATCATTTCTTTGTTACTGGTGAAGAAATTAAATATACTCACGGTGGAAGTGGGACTGAAGATGCTATAGGTATTGCTTCAACTTCATTTGTTGGTATAGGGACAACAGACAAACTACCAAACACTTTATACGCAGTTAAACTAAACGATAGTACTATTCAACTTTCAGCAACAGCAGAGGATGCTCTAAAAACAGTTCCAAAAATTGTTGATATTGTAAATGTCGGAATTGGAACATCACATACTTTTACAGCAACTAATCAAAATCAGAGAGTGATAATTGCAGTTGATAATGTAATACAATCGCCAATAGTAGAAACTCAAATTAAAACAACACTCTCTCAAAGAGTATTCACTACAGATAATATAATTTTCTTTACTGGAATAACTTCATTCTATGGAGGAGATCTTATTAAAATTGGTAATGAGATTATGAGAATAGATGGTGTTGGAATTGGTTCTACTAATGCATTTAGAGTTAGAAGACCTTGGTTAGGAACCACAGTTGCAGGATACTCAACTGGTTCAGTAGTTACTAAAGTTTTTGGAAGTTATAATATCGTAGATAATACTCTCAATTTTGCAGAAGCACCCTATGGAAATATTCCACTTTCATCAACTACAAATCCACCAGATAGTAGAGATTGGATAGGTATCAGCACAGGATCTAAATTCCAAGGTAGATCCTTCATGAGATCTGGTGAAATTAATGGAATAGACTCAACATACTCTAAGAATTATGTTTATGATGATATGTCAAGTTCTTTTAATGGATTGAAAAAGACATTTACTTTAAAATCTAATGGATCTAATATTACAGATATTTACCAAGAAAATGCTATTATCTTAATAAATGATATATTTCAAGGACCAGGATTGACATATGATTATAATTTGTCTGAAAATGCTGGTATAACATCAATAACATTTACTGGAACGGCATCTTCAGTTTCTTACGATCCAAATACCGCAAATATTCCTGTTGGAGGAATTATAGTTTCTGTAGGATCGACTGAAGGATTTGGTTATCAACCTTTAGTATCCGCAGGAGCAACTGCAGTTGTCTCTTTGGCAGGAACAGTAACTAGTATCAGTATTGGAAATAGTGGTTCTGGATATAGAGCTAAGTCTAGTTATCAGGTACAATCAAATACAACTCACGAAATAAGTCAAGGTTCTACCACATTAACAATTAATAATGAAAATAGTTTGTTTAAAATATTGCAATTAACGAACACTGGTTCAAATTGTTCTGTGAGTATTGGAACATACATTTCCTCGGCAACAATATCATCTGTTGGATCAACAACTGTTACGATTGGAGCAGCAAATACTTCTCAATATCAAATTCCACAAAATACTGAGGTAATTGTATCGGTTTCAAATCCACCTGTGGGATTTGCAAATGTTGGTTTGGGATTTAGTTCTGTGGGAATATCAACAGTATTTAATGTTGGTATAGTTACCATTTCTGATGGTCATGTCGTCTCTCCAGTGTATATTACAAACACTTCACAATTTAATGAGGATTCTCCATATGTTGTTATTGAAGATCCACTTTCATATTCAAATATTCCTTTAGTATATAAGGGTTCTTCTGGATTAGGGACAGAGGCGAAAATTGACATAGTTGTTGGTCAAGGATCAAGCGTAATTGATTTTGAAATTACTAATACTGGGTATGGTTATGGTCAAGGAGAAATTCTAACTATTCAAATTGGAGGACTTACTGGAATTCCAACAACATCTAGTCCAAACTTTAAAGATTTTGAAATATCAATTCAAAGTATTTTTAATGATAAGTTTACTGGATGGTCTGTTGGTCAATTAGAAGTTCTCGATAATTATAATGATCTTTTTGATGGATCTAGGGTCACTTTCCCAATTTCATTAAATGGGAATGTTTTCTCAATTAAATCTTCAGCTGGTTCGAATGTAGATGTACAGTCAACTTTACTAGTCTTTATAAATGATATTTTACAAGTTCCAGGAGAAGGATATATTTTTGATGGCGGTAGTATAATAACATTTACTGAGGCACCAAAATCTGGAGATACTTCAAAAATAATATTCTATAAAGGAAGTTCTGGTATTGATGTTGTTGAAAAAAATATATTAGAGACAATTAAAGTCGGTGATGATTTAACAATTGGATATGATTCTTCTCTAGGGCAATCAGCAACACTTCAAGAAAATGAAAGAATTGTAATGAGTGTTGATGCAACTGATGTCGTATCGACAAATTCATACTTTGGTCCAGGTAATACTGAAGATCCTAACTTACTACGACCTGTTGTTTGGTGTAAACAAACTGAAGATAAAATTATAAACTCCAAAGAAGTTGGAAAAGATAGACAACTTTATGAATCTCTTATCTTCCCATCCTCATATATTATTCAACCAGTTGGGGTTGGTTCAACAATAATATATGTTGATAATATAAGACCATTTTTTGATCCAAATAATGAAAGTTCTATATCATTAGATTTTCAGAATAAAGTAACTCTCATATCACAAGATATAATAGTTGGTGCCACTGCAACTTGTATTGTCTCTTCTGCTGGAACAATATCTTCAATTATTATTAATGAAGGTGGAGTTGGTTATTCTACAAATCCCATAGTAACAATTGGAACCCCTGTTGGAGTTGGTACTTCTGGAATTGCCACAGCAATTTCAGCAATAACTTCAGGTATAGTAACAAATATATCCATTACAAATCCAGGACTTGGATATTCACAAACAAATCCACCAACTCTACTTATAGAGTCTCCAACAGTCATAAAAGAAACTATTGACATACTGGAGTATCAAGGAGATTCTGGGATTATTGTTGGTCTTGGAACTACTACTATAACATCTAGCGATGCTATTACAATTGATTTGTTTATTCCTCCACAGTCTTTCCTCAGAAGTTCTTCAGTTACAGGAACTGCAGTTACAGTAAGTTCTTTATCAGTTGGAGACTACTTTATTGTATATAACTCTAATGTTGGTTTTGCATCAACTTCAATAAATTCTCTTGATGTGAACAATACCATAATTGGTGTTGGAACTATGTTTATGGATAACATTTATCAAGTTGCAAATTCTCAAATAATAACAAAATCTTTATCTGGAATAGGCGTAACCTATGTAAATAGGATTTCAATAAAAGTTAGCAACATCAATTCATTTATAGACTTTGCAAGAGTTTCTTTTGATTCTTCATTATTTACTTTTGATTCAACTTGGTTGACATTTGATGATAGTGGTTCAATATACAATTCTCCAGAATACATTACTGAAAATTATTTGGGAAGTTATAGTTGGGGTAAAATTTACTTTGATCTTAGAAGTGAGAGTGAGTCCTTTAATTTCTATGGAAATAGAGGTATTGGTGGAATAAGCACATCTGCAGTTGTCAATAGATACCTACCACTAAAGTATAAAAATTATACATCGTCATAAATATTTAAAAACTAGCGATAAAAAAAATGGCAAAGTTGGGAATTAATACCGGTTCAGCACCAGATGCGGGAGATGGTGATTCTCTTCTTGCGGGTGGTATAAAGATAAATTCAAACTTTAATGAAGTATATTCTTATTTTGGTGATGGTAACAATTTAAATTCAGGAACTTGGAATAAAACTACCACAGGCATTAACACCTTAGGTAGAGTTGGAATAGGAACCACCAATTCAACTTCTAGTCTATCAATACTAGGTGATGTTTTAGTATCTGGCATAGTTACTGCAAGTTCTTTTGTCGGTAATGTTTCTTATGCATCTTCGTCTGGAATTTCTACAAGTGTAGTAGGTGGTAATGCATCAATTGTCAATTTAAACGTTTCTGGTATTTCAACTTTAGGCATTACCTCCACAACAAACTTAACCGCACAACAAATAAACGTTTCTGGTATTTCAACTTTAGGCATTACCTCCACAACAAACTTAACCGTACAACAAATAAACGTTTCTGGTATTTCAACATTTAGTAATAATGTTTACGTTGGAACTGCCGTTACTATAAATGCATCTTCTGGAATTATTAGTGCAACACGTTTTAATGGTGTAATAAATGATCCAAATTTTGAAGTTATTAGTGAAAATATGCAGTTATATGTTGCTACAACAGGAAGTGACTCTACAGGAACAGGAACGTTAGCAAATCCGTGGGCAACTCCACATAAAGCAGTTAATTGGTTATCATCAAGAACTATAAAATTAGGTATTGGCGTAACAATCAATATTGCAAATGGAGATTATACTTTTACTGAAGAACTTATTTTAGAACACCCAAATGGAAATCAAATTAGAATACTTGGAGGAACAACTACTGGAAATAGACCCGTAGAAACATTAACAGGCAGTCTAACGGGAATTGAAACTGGAAATACAGTTGCATCACAAACTTATAACGTTGGTCTATTAACTTCGTTCTATAATACGGTTTTAAGATTTAATGGCACTAATGGTTTAAGATGCAACACAAATGGAGGAACTACTCTTGATAGAATTTTAATTGTAGGCGATGGAACAACTCCATTTTGTAATGGTGTATGTGTAGGGGTCTCAGATGATAGTGCAAGTGGAATGATTGGAATTGGTACAAGTGTTGCTGTACATAATTTTTCAGCAAATGGAGTTTTGAGTAGACACGGTAGTTATGTTTTTGCCCAAAATGTTACAGTAACAAACTGCAATAATGGATTTGCTTGTCTATATGGAGGTAATATTAGAACTGGTTCTGGATTAGCAAGTAATTGTGCCGGAGATGGTTTTAGAATAACTAATGGCGGATCTATAAGAGCATATGCATCAAGATCTCATTACAACGGTGGTTCAGGATTTTCGATACTTCAAGGTGGATCATTAGACATAGTTGGTAGTTCATCAACATCTAATACTGGAGCTGGGGTAAGTGTTAGATATGGAGGATCTGTTGGGGCAAGAAGTGTAACTGCATCCAGAAATGTTGGTGGCGGTGTAACTGTAAGATATGGTGGTGACGTTGATGCTAGAGACGCATCAATAACTAACAATTCAATTTCTGATGTTTATGGTTTTGGATCTGGAACTATATATGTTGGAGGAGCTACATATTCCACAATCTCCCCAACTCTCAACACAGTAGGTAATGGTTCCGTTTACATTACAAACACATAATTTTTCTTTGTTATTTTTTCCAATAAATACATAAAAAGCTCATAAAATGGCAGCCATTATAACTGATCAGATTAGAATATTAAATGCTAAGAATTTTGTTGCAGGCGTTAGAACTTCTACAAATTCTTACTATTCTTTTATAGGGTTACCAAACCCAACTACAATTCAAAGTAATTGGGATACTAATCCACCACCACCAAAAGATAGTTTTGATGAAGAAAATAATTATTGGGACACTATTATTGCTTTAAAAAAAATAACTCCCGATAATGCACGTCAAGTTGTTAAAAAATTAGTATGGAGTTCTGGTACAACTTATGACATGTATAGGCATGATTATAGTAGATCTAACATAGCTAAAGTTTCTGGCGCAACAAATTTATATTCAGCTAATTACTATGTTTTAAATAGCGATTATAGAGTCTACATATGCCTACAGAACGGAACATCTCCAGAAACTCCAAACGGGAAACCATCACTAGATGAACCTACTTTCACAGATTTAGAACCCAGATCTGCCGGAAGTAGCGGCGACGGTTATATTTGGAAATATC